GACTTAGGATCCTCGATGCTTGCCCAAGTTCCCGTCTGATGAACGGTTAGCCATTCTTTATTGTTATCCGCGAATAGCTGTCTAATCACGGGTTCAAAAGCTGTTCCCATTTGCATCGACATAGTGGGTGGAAGGTCTTGCCATTGTTTACCGGACTTCTCCATGTAAAGCGTGTAAGCGGACTTCCAAGGGTTCTTATCCATTACGGACGCGATATCGGAACCGCCTATGCCTCTGCGAGCATTGTGCCATTCCGGAGTGCCAGGCTCAAAAGTGCCTAGATACTTTGCGAAGCCTAAAGCCTCGATTTTCTGTGTGATCTCCATGCCGTCATCCTAATAGATGATTCCGACATTTACTTCTTAGGCTTAGGGAGTTTCGCGTTTGCTATTTTGCCGAAGGACTTGTTGATTTCGTTAGGGTCAATCTTGCCGTCTGCTAGGTAAGCCCTAGATAGCTCCTGCGCTACGTCGATGATTCCAGCGAATGCAGCCATGGCAATAGCCTGGCTAACTTGTAGTCCGATGGCAGCTCCACCGACGAAGATACCAGTTACTTTTAGAATGATGACCGCTAGGGTTCTGCGGATGATGTCTAGCCACATAGTTAGCTCACTTTCAATACTTGACCAATGGAGATTTTGTTCTTGTCTTTGATTTTGTTTAGTTTGACTAGCTCCGGAACTGTAGATCCATGCGCTTTGGCTATCTTGGTTAGTGTGTCACCTTTGACCACGGTGTAAGTGTTAGCAGCCTTCTTAGGCTTAGATGGCTTCTTGTCTGCTACTGGCTTTTCCTCTGTGGTTTTGGTTAGCATCTTCTCAAAGTCGATGTTTCCTTCTCCCATGGTTGGAGATCCACCTTTACGGAATGAGAAGTGCAAGTGAGCGCCGTAGCCTCGTTCGGAGCCTAAACCGGAAGCACCGGATAGACCGATTCTTTGACCTTGTTTGACTTGCTGACCTTCAATAACTTCGATGGTGTGTAAGTGCAAGAAGTCCGCGTTGAAGCCTCCAGGGAAGCTCATAAAAATCATGCGACCACCGGATCCACGGAAGGTTGGGATTATGCCTGTAACCGTTCCGTCTGCCGGAGCCTTGATTACTGTCCCGAACGGAACTCCGTAGTCTGTGCCAGGGTTGCGAGATGGCGGATTAGTGCGTCCTTTATGTCCGTCGAAACTGTCTGTAATGTTGCCTTCTACTGGTCTAATCCAAGTTGCCATTATCTTACGATCCTTTGGTTTACTGTTACGACTCCGTGACTTACAATTCTTACATCCCCGGTCGAGTCATTGTAAACCTCGATGGCGTAGACATAGTTAGAGTCTCGAAGTAATACTGTTTGCTCCGGTGTCAAGGTCATGTTGATAACCCAAGTTGCGTTCGTAATAGTTGGAACGAATTCAACTACCAAAGGGGCGAACGTAGACTTACGAACTTGTCCTCTAGCTAGGTATCCAGTTAGGTTTACCACGGATCCATTGACCTTGTAAGTAAACTGCCTAGTAAACTTCCCACCTGCGTCTACGGTGAAGTTATCTTGAACGCTTGCCATTAGTAGGCTCCAATCGTTGTAGTTACTAAACCAATCATTGTAAGAACCGCTGCACCTAGTCCTGCATAAGCCACACGTTCAATCCAGAATAATCGGGCTAGCGTAAGTTCGACTTCTCTAAGACGGTCTGGAACATCGTCTAGGTGATCTAGCTTTTGAAGAACCTGAATGAGAATCTCGCCGTGTTCGAGTTGCTTCTTATAGATGTCAGCTTGCGTAATGCGGACGCTTGTAGTCTCTTCCGCCATGTTATAGAGCTGCGATCTCTTCTTCTGTTAGACCGAGTGCAGCTAACTTAGCTAGTAGTGAAACCTTAGCCTCAATCTTAGCTTTTTCTTTAGCTGCTAAATCAAACTGAACTTCCGGCCATAAATCCTCTAGTTGTTTTTTAGATGGTTTTGCTGAATCACTTAGCCAGTTAAGACCTGAGTAGTTATCTCCGTCCAAAGTCCATTCGGAACCAGAGTATTTGACCGTAAGAATTGCTGCGATGTCCATTAGCCCGCTACCTCCATAAGTGTCATTGTTGAGATTGAACGTGAATAAGCGGAGTTGTCGAGGTCTTGCTGAAATCTGTTTACATACACAGTTCCAGCATTACTCCTGACTCTTGCTTGGTAAGTTGTTGCGCTTGTTGTGGCTGGTGAATCCAAAAACATCATAGAAACATTTTGGCTTCTGTTTCCAGCTGGATAACCTGTAGACCAAGTAGATCTAATTCTTGAACCCCCAGCATCTCCCAAAGCTATTGCTGTTCCTCCTCTAGTAATGTCTCCCGCAACTAGACGGTCTAAATCTGCGTCTACGCCACCAATACTTAGGACTACCAAAACTTTAGAAGAACTCGAAGAAGGTGTTATCGAAGCTGACAAGCCAGTAATGTTAGTCATTGAAGTTGAAGAAACAGTAAAAGTGTCACTCTTTACTCCTGAAACTATTTGAAGAATCCCTGATCCCCCACCGAAACCAATCCAGTTTGTGGAGTCGTAGCTTTCATAAGCAGCGGTGTCTTCAAGGTAAGTAACCATTCCCTCGACCGGAGCTGTGAGTGCTGCAGCCCTAGCTGTCGAGTTGCTAAATACCATAACCGATTGATTCATTAAATTTTCGTTAATTTCGCTCGCGTTCAAAACGGAGCCATTTGTAAATACTTTGTAAGCCACTAGGCTTCCTTCCATAGTTCGAGTGTCGTGAACCAGTTATCTACATCGATGCGATGCGAGACCTTGATTATAGTGTAGAATCCAACGATGTCTAGCTGACTATTAGTATAGCTGACACCTACCGTCATTCCCGGTGTAAACACCGCTGCGTTTGTCAAAGTCCCAGTTCTATCGATGGCAGGAGTCTGCACCTGGTTAACCTGGTTGGCTGATCGGTGATTGAATACCCGGTCTGCCCAGTTGTTTAGTTGTGCTTCGGTTGTTGTGTTTATTGCTATGTCGATTGCTGATTCGCCGTATAGATCTATGGAGTCCTGATCCTTGCGGTTCACGAATACAGTATCGTCCGAAGTCAAAGAGACGGTCAAAGAGTTATAGACCGCGTCCGCGTCGGAGAAGACATTGATTTCACTCATGCATAAGTGGTAATCATCTTCGTGATTGTTACCGATTATAAATGTTTCTGGAGTCCCTGTTTGAACTCCGGTTCGGTGAATAACTACCAGCTCTTCGGTATCTTGATCTAGCCAGACTAAGCCGTTACCAACTAGCAAGGCATCGTTTACGATGGAGTTAACTTGAACCAAAGTTTCATTAACTACTGGAATCCGACCGCCTACATGAAACGAAGCTGCGGATAATCCTAGACCGGAGTAAATACCAACTAGCTCCCAGACTTCATCTACATCGATGTGTGTTCCGAATGCTGTTGTATCCCAGACTACGAATCGAGAGTTTACTAAAGACTTGTAAGCGTCGTAACCAATAATTGAGATTACATTCGGGCCGTCTGGATAATAGGTTACGTTGATTGTATCTATGAATCCTTGGAATAGAACCCGATCTAGTTGGTCATCCTCCAGGCGAATACGGAACTTAGTCGAAGCTCGAATGTTCTTGTTTACAGTTGGATCGAGTTCGTAGCTTTGAAGAACTAGATTAGCCATGGCTGGTTCTGGTTGGAAGTAGACAGAGTCTTGAAGTTGTCCACCCACGGAGATCTCCGCGCTCGCCACGCTGCATTGAACCTCTTGCCACTTTAGACCGGAGCTTGGAGCAAGAACATCCTCTCCACCTAGAAGAGATACTCCGAGAACAAACTCACCGAAGCCTCCTAGAACATCGGTTCCACCTAGCAAAGAGATTCCAAGAATAAAAGAATTACCCTCTGCGTCCGGGGTTAAGAACTCAACCTTTAGGTTCTGATCTAGTGCGAAGTTAGGAATCATTACGGTCTAATTACATTCGTTCCAGTTACTTTGTTTGCCTTGTTGATTGCGTCTGCTATTTCTTTTGCGGTCGCACTTGTTCTCACGGTTATGTTGTTATTAACTGTTGTGTTAGACGTGCCTTTAAAAGCGTCCCCAAATAGAGAACCGCCTTGCTGGTATCCTGAACCAGCGTAAATCTGAGATTGTTGTCCAAGTGCTTGGCCTTGCATAAATCCACCCGCTGCTGCACCCGCTCCTGCTGTTCCAAGAACTGTAACGGATGCAGCACCCGCGACTCCAACTGCTGTAGCAATACCAGCTGCTGCCTTAAATGTATTTACTGCTGCGGTAGCTATGTTCCATGCAGCGGTTACTCCACCGATAGCGATAACCATAGGAACTAGCCAGTCTTTGTTCTCATCTACCCATTCAACCGCGAGAATCATCTGCTCGATGATGGCAACTATGCCGTCTACGATCTCCTGGAGTTTTGCTTGTCCTTCTGGAGTAGCTAACCAATCAGAGAACTCGTTTAGAATCGGGAGCAAAGCCATTCCAATTTGTTCTTGCATTTCACCGAAGATAATGTTCATTCGGGTATAGGGGTCGGTGTCCGCTGCAGCTTCGGCTGCTCCTGCGAATGTCTTTTCTAGTTCGCCTAGTGGATCCTCAACTCCGCGAAGTGAAGGGATAAGTTTAAGAAGTGCGGTGTCTGAACCTGCCAAGGACTTTGCCATGGCTTGCGTTACGGAGTCTAGGTCTTTACCAGTTGCAGCGGATGTGTCTAGGGCTATCTGTAAGTAACGGTTAGAGTCTGTAACGTTTCCCGTTGCTATGAATAGCTTCTGGAATGCTGGTCTTAGAACATCGTCCGCCACCGAAGTTTGTAACATCATTTGTTTGATGGAATCTTCGGCTTGTTTTACAGTTCCAGCGGTTGCCTTCCCGGTGTTCTCCATGGCAATAGCAAGAAGTTCTTGGGACTTGACATCCTCGACGGCAGCTTTAGCAGCTTGCTCCAATTGGTCTTTGATGAAGTTAAGAGAGAATCCAACACCGATGGCCCCAAGGGCTTTGACCATGCCGGAAGAGAATCCTGCGACCTTATCGTTTAGACCCTTAAGGCTACCTTCTGCGCCCTTAGTTGCAGATGTGAGCTTCTTGAACTCGCCAAGAATCTCCACATTTAGAGCTAGGGTTCCTGCCATTCTAATTCCTTTGTGCTGTATTCATGAACGCTTTATACTCGCTCAATGTTAGAGCTTTGTATTCTGACGGACTTACGTTGAAGAACCGACAAAACTCCGCCTTTCGTTTAGCGGATAGCTCCGTTATTCTTTTTTTTCTTCGTCACCCTTGATCATCTCTAGGGCTTCTTTCAAACTTATCTTTTTAGCATCTTCCATTTTGTAGTTAGGGTTGTTCCTTTTTTGGACTACCCAAACGAATGCCGATAGGGCTTTGCCTTTAGGCTTGCCGTTAGAGAATGCTTCGTCGATGCTGGTGTTAGTTAGGTTCTCAATTAGTTCTACTTCTTCGAGAGTTAGGCTCTCAAAATCAAACTTGTTCATCTGTGTTCTCCTTATGGTTTGTAGTTTTTGTAATACCTGTTGAACAACTTGTTTATGCTATTGAAGTAATTCTCATAAACTTGTTGCCTAGTCAATCCTAAAGCCTTTGCAAAGAACGGGTTTGGCATTATGTTCTTTTTTACGAAGTTATTTTTATCGTAATACCAACCCCAATGAATCGGGTTAGCGTAGGGAACAGTTGTGTTGTTACCCGCCGAGACCAAGACTTTACGCGCTTGCTTTTTTGCCTTGATGGTTGCCCGAAGCCTTCCGGACTTGACGGGAACCAAAGTTCGGGACATCGAAGCAACGATCTCTCCAGCCTGTTGAGCTGCTGCTGACACTTCTGCCGTTGGAGTTCCAATAGCCTTTAGTGCTTTGAGAGCGTCTTGAAGTCCCTGAACCTTGATGCCGTCTACACCAGCCATGGTTAGGCTGTTACTATCTCTACTCCGAAGTATTGGTTAGCAGCTGTATCGTGAGGAGTGTTTACCACTCTTAGAGTAACCGAGAATGTTGCAGTCTCGTTGCTTGTGAGAGCTAGCGGTGGAAGCTCGTTGAAGATTGCAACTCCCTCGTAGTGGGGAGCGTTAGCAACTGGAGTGGTGTTTCCGTTAGGTGCGATTACGAATGGAACTTCGGTTCCAAAGTTATCCCAAAGAACCCGGTAGAGACTTGTAGATGTTCCAGAAGTAATTCCGTCTAGCTGTAGTGCCCATTCTCCACCTACGCGAACCTCACAAAAAGTTTGAATATCGCCAGGGGCGTCCCCTAGAGATAAATCAACCATGTTTGCGTCGCATGCGTAGTCGGTTCCATCGATTTTGAAGATAATGTTTTGTGCTTTGATTCTTGCTGAAGCTGGCATTCGCTAACTTCCTTTCTAAAGTGTTATGTTGAGCTGGACAAATAAGTTAGTTGCCAGATACTCAGCGTTGTTTGTTTGTAGATTGTAAGGCTGGTTTACCGAAGTTATACGAACATACGTTAGAGGTTCGATTGCGTTCAGAACATCCTCGATTAGCTGATCTAGATTCTCCGTTGCTTTCTTGTTAGTCGCGGTAGAAGCTACCAAAACTAATTCAAGTCCTAAACTCCATTCGCCAAACTCTGCTGTTTGCAAGTAAGGCTGCGCGGAGTTCATGATGACGATGGGAGGAGTTATTCGCTCCGGGATGTATTCCAGAACATTCAACCCTGCGTCCGCTAATTCAAGTTTGAACTCGACCTTAGTGGCGTTGATCTCGCTCATACTGCATAGCCTACGTATCTTTGAAGCAACGGATAGACCGCGTTCATTGGATCCTTGGCAACTCGGATAGGAGCGCCGTCAAAGCTGGCAAATTGAGCAACTCCGTTAGGAGCGCTGCGACGGTGGAAGAGTTCCGAGCTTGTTATTAGAATCGCCTGATCTTCGAGAGACTCCGGAACGGTGTCTACTTCTCCAATGTAAGTCGAAACTAACGCGGAACCAGCGGTCAAACACTCCTGGGGGAATGTAGTCTCATCGGTTCCAACATAAGCCTGGAACTCTGCCAACGTCACGGACATTTATTTACTTACTAAACTACGTCTAGAACAACTAGAGCGTCGGAGAATGGCAAGGTGATTGCCATGTATCCATACACGCTAATTGAATCGGTAAGTGTAGTGATGTCATCTGCGCTTAGTCTTACAGGAGCGCCAGGAGACTCTAGAGTCTGGATGGCTGCGCTGTTAGCTACGAAGCAACGGTTAGTTGCGATCTGTGGGTCTACGATAACTGGAAGACCGAATAGCTGACCAGATAGACCTGGAATGTTAGCTGATCCGATGTTGTTTACCCCAGCGCCGTTTACTAGCACTACTGGACGTCCGTCTTCGCCAGCTACTTGTAGAAGGAACTTGTAAGCTCCGGTTCCACACATGATAGCTTCTGGACGTAGACCAGTCTCCTTGAAGATGTAAGAAGATGCATCTGCAAGTCCACCGATAAGAGCCTCGGAAGTTCCAGCTGAAACGTCCCAACGCTTGCCTGTGTAGTCCTGTGCTTCCACTAGATCTACTACTGCCTTGTTGGTTGTGTTCGCGTAAGCAATAGATAGAGCGCGAAGTGCGGTGTCTAGGTAGTTTACGGATGAACGCTGGATGGTCTGCTTCGACATCGAAGTGTAGCCACCGTAAGTTATTACGTTAGCTGATACTGAATCGATGGTTAGGTTTCCGAAGGATAGCTCTTCGTTCTCTGGAGACTGAACTCCAACTGCAAGAGTGTTAGCGGATACCTGTGCATACTCAACGGTTAGACCTGCAGCTGGAAGTGCAGCGCGAGAGAATGCCGATAGAGTTGGACGGTTTGTGTCGATTAGGTTATCGATGTATCCCAAGAAGCCTGGTAGGGCAACGGTGTCTGCAGAAGTTGAAGCTGCGCGGGCTAGAGCCTTAGCGTCTTCGTCTCCGTTTAGAAGACCCTTTGCAAACTCGCCTTGTGAGCGGAACTTGTGTGTTGCTGGTGTTGCTGTTTCGACGGACTGACCTGCTTCGATAACTCGGCGCAATTCTGCAACCTCGTCCTGCACGGTGCGAACGTCAAGTTCAATGTTTTCCATTGTTTCACTTTCTGTTTCATTAGGAGTCTCTGCTACCTCTTCGACCTCTTCGGTTTCAGACTCGCTGCGGACTTCGGTTATTTTTGCGCCACTAAATGCGGCAAAGGGAACTACACTCACTTCGAGCAAAGTGACCTCTTCCCTTACTATCGTTTGACCTTCCTTGCGGTCTTTGACCGGGTAGAAGCCAACCGAAAATCGGTTTAGGACATCGTCCTGTAGTAAAGTATAAATTTCATTTCCGCGTGGAGTGTCGCTAATCTTAGCAACAATCTCAAATCCTGCCTCGGTGTCTCGGCCTTCTACGACCTTGCCAATTGGTTCTTCGTGACCATAGAACAACTTAACGTCCTCGATAGTCTTGATAGCTCCAGCTTCAAAGCGTTCTTTAGTGTTGCCAGTTAGATCAATCTCTTGACCGTATGGAACTGCAAGTCCGACGATGGTTCTCTCTTCGGTCTCAACTAGGCGAGCCTCAAACTCGCGTGTAATCATTTCAGACATCTAGTCCTTCTTTCGTTCTGACCTCTTCGGCGGTTAGGATACCGGCTGCGATAGCGGTCTGGTAATAGTTGTAACGTGCTGCGACATCTGCCTTGAACAAGTGCTCGAAGTCGAACTCGACCCGGTTGCCTCTTGGTAGACAGTTGCTAAGTGCGTCGGTGATTGCGTCGGTGTAAGCCATAAGAGTATGACGGAAGAACACCTGGTTCTCATCTTGTAAGTTTGTGTAAGTATCCGATGATCCTGGAACGGATGTGATTAGCAACCTTGGCGGAATACCGAATAGCCTGGCGATTGCCTGAGTCTGCTGATCCTGAACTTCGGTGAAGAGTGCGTCTCTAGGTGAAAGTGCTATCTGCTGGTAGTCGAAGCCATTAGCCAGAACTGCAACTTGACGGTTCTGTTGCTTGTTGTGCCAGTTGTTAGTTACTTCGTCGGCTTCGGCTTTGTTCAACATCTGGTTAGTCTTTAGGACTCCGGTTGGAACTCCTGCTGCGGTGAACCAGTTCAAAGCGTAGTCGCGTAGATCTAGAGCTGCGCTTATGTCTTTGTAGCAAGAAGCGATTGGGGAGATTCCGATTAGCTGACCAGACTGGCTAAAGACTCGAAGGTGTTCTATCTCGCGCTTAGTGTAACGCTTTCCCATGTAGTCGTAAACGATTGTGGAGTAGTCGATTGTGCCGTCTTGCATCTTTGGGTAAGAAGGCATTACCGAAGCTGCCGGAAGAATGGTTAGGTTGTTTACCTGACCGTTAGAAGAGTATTGCTTATACCAGTAGGCGTTGCCCTGGAGAGCTAGATCCACGACAGTCTGGAATAGGAAGTCTTTACGGTTCTGATCTAGTGAAGGGTTGTTTACTAGAACCGGGTTCTCAACCTTTAGTTCTACTCCAGTTGCGAATCGGTAAGTGTTGATGGTCATCTTGCTAATCGGAGTTCCGATAATCTGAATAGCGCGGTAGACCGCGGTCAGACTTAGAGCTGTGTTAGGCGTGACAATAGAAGGTTGTCTAGTTGGGATGGTTGGCTGGGACGCGCGAACTTCTGGCTTGCGTCCTAGTAGCCTGTCAAGAATAGATGCCATTTGGAGTCAAGGATACCACAGACCACCGACTAGAAGACTCCTATTGTTGCGTGTGGTGCGCGTGAAGAAACGTAGAGTGCGAACACCGTTGCCATTACTGCGTCGATGTCTCCGAGTGATTCTTTACGACTAATGAACCAACTCTCTCCGGAGTATTTAGCAACCCCGTTAGGCATTTGAGCAACCAGGAGGGGATCGCTGTTGTGCCTAACGGAGCCAGTGCTAAACATAGCAAAGACAGTCGAGCATGCCGAAGAGACTTCCTTAGTCCATAGAGTCCAGACTGGCAAGCCAGAGTTTTTTAGTCTCTTGGCTAGACCAGGTAACTGACGATCATCCAGCACTATCGCCCGCGGACTGTGTCTGCTATAAAGCGATGTTAGCTCATTGAATAGTTGTTGCTCCGTAGGCGAGACCAAAGACATAACTAATTCCGTCTCATGGACTCCATCGATGTCGTTGGCATAAGCTATCGTTCCGTGTCCCCAGTTCGTAGTGATGTCTACCGCAAAGACTCCGCCTTGAAGATTGGTAACTCCGCGTCCAGTTGCAGCGCGGAAGATGTCCCCTGGTAGCCATGAGTTCGTAGATCCAGCGATGAACTGATTGAGTCGATACCGTCTAGCTTCGTGTTCTGGAATTGTCTTTAGATCCGAGATGACTTGCTCCATCCCGATACGACCTGCAGCGACCGATGGGTTAGCTGCCATGATTGCCTTTGGGTCATCCACCTTAGCGTTCTCCGGTGCTTCCCATAAGAAGAATCCAAAGCGTTCTAGATCCTTAGCTCCGTTAGCTGCAGACTTGCCTGACTTGTAAAGGTCAATTAGAGTCTTCGAGTTTTGATCACCAGCTGTCGTAATTCCAACGACGATTCCATCCTTACGCTGGGAGGTTCCAAGAACCGCAGCTGACCACATTCCCTCTTTTGCAAGGTGTAGCTCATCGAACAAACAAAAGCTAATGGGGATCCCTTGAAGTGCCGCTTCCTTAGCTGCCTTGACATCGTAGCGACCTCCTCCATCCGAAGTCACAATTCCGCGGGTCTCCGTTGCGCGCTTGAATCTCTTCTTCAAGAATGGGTTCGAGTTGATGACGTAAAGAACGCGGTTGTAAACGATGTTCGCCTGATCCGTGCTCGAAGCTAGTGAGATACATTGGGGTCCGACTTCGTGGAGCAATAGACCATAGAGACCTAACATGGCAGCGATAAGTGACTTACCGTTCTGCCGTCCAACGGAGATGACTACCTGGCGATACCGGAGCCTTCCAGGGTAAGTCGGATGGTTAGCCGGATAGCGTTCCAGTATTGCCCGGAGCAACCACTTCTGCCATTCGTCTAGTTCTAGTCCGTCTGGACTCTCCGGGCTACTCCACGCGATCTTGGCAAACTCAATGAGCTTATCCCCGTCAGTAATGAAGTCATCGCTAAGGGGAGGCGTGTAAGTAGTCGGGAGCTGGAGCATTAGCGAGTGAGTAACTTCTCCAGCGGGTCAACATCCACGTTTGAAGCGCCGAGTGAACGCTGCAACTCTAGGACTGTCTTCCGAAGCTCTGCAGCCGTGGACGTGTTTGCGTTTTGGTCAAAGGACTGCGCCAGACGTAAGCACAAACCCGACAACACTTTTTGTTCAAGGTTAAGTTCAAGCGTTTCAAGCCAGGACTTTATTGAATCTTCAATCATTCGTTACAACCTTCCGGATAATTTAGCTGTTCCGCGAAAATCCGGGGAGAAGCGTGGGGTGAAACAGCGCACCCAGAAAAAACCGGGCGTCTGTTTATGTTACTTGTTTAGTCGAAGTTTTCTTCGCACCTTGTCTCTTAGGTGTGAGTGCCACAGCATTCGATAGCTGAACACTTGCAGCCGTATGGGATACCACCGCTTATACCTAGCGCGCTTGCTTTTGATTGGTCTAATACTTCTAGGTAATAGATCGTTGAGTGCATACCCTACCCGTCTTAGTATCCCCTTACGCTTTGAAGCGTTCGTTCCTCCACGTGATTCGTTGGAGGACGCGGTCTTGTTTTCGTCCGTTGCATGAGCGACAGAGCGATTGTAAGTTGTTGATGTCATGATTGGGTTCCCCGTTGCCGGGTGGAACGATGTGGTCGATTGTCCAGTCTTCACCTTCAAGCTCCTTCGCACACGACGCACAGATCGGTTCCAAAACAGTCTTCGCATAAGTCCTTGCATTCCTCCACGCGGTCGTGTCGTGCCAGCCTGCCATCTGCTAATCCTCTCAATGTTTCGTAGTCTTTGATTTCCCAATGCGCTACTTCTGTTATTACTTCTTCTAAGGTAAGTATGTCCCCTAGATCATGGTGAGCATTCAAGAACTCTAGAACCTGTGTCCTTGCATACTCGACTCCAGCCTCGAATCCTTTGGTGTATTTTGTTTTCATTCTTCCTCCTTCTCGAGAACGACCACGGTGATTCCCTTTGTGTTTGTATTTACTGCACAGTTCGGGCAGGTGTCATGCTCAACTGGATCGTAATTGTAATTGCACCATAGACACTCGTTCATCTACTTTCCTCCACGATTCTCACTATTCGTTCTAAGTGATTGACATCGACGTTGGTGCTAATTACTGCGTCGTTTACTATGCCTTTGATAATCTCATCCTTGAGATGTTGTGACGCTCCTTGCCATCCTTTGTTGTATTGATCAACTGATGCTCTGACCATAATGTCCTTTAGTTGTTCTGCGTGGCGTTCAATTAGGTTCTGTTTCTCTTCTTCGTAGTTATCCATAGCTTTTGACTATCCTCCTAGCTAGTTCGGTTACGGTTATTGCTAATTCTGGTATTGCCATAGCTTTGAAGAATAGAGCTGCTAGTGCCGGGCGAATCTCCTCGAAGTCTGGACTCCATACCAAGTTGTCATCCATGAGTAATCTCATGGCTTCAAACATTAGTTGGTTGCGTTTCTCTTCTGACATTTTGCTTGCCACTATTTACTACTCCATTCCGCCATTAGGTAAAGATAGGCGGTTCCTGCAGCAAGTAATGCAACGGCTGGTTCGCCTACAATGTAAGCACCGAAGCATGCGAATACGAATAGCCCTAATGCCATAAAGACTCTCATTACGTCTAACATGTTGCCTCCTGTTTCTGTGTGGTAATTCAATTTTAGACTTTTGACTTTGCTGTCAAGCCGTGTCGTGGCTTTGTTATCGAACTGTTACAATCTCTTACCGCTTAGAATTATCTCCCCCCGGAGGCTACTTCCGCATTCTTGGCATAGATAGCGCTGATACTTGGTGTTCGCAGAGAATCTAAAGCCATAGCGCATTAGGTTATCGGAGCCACAATTACGGCAGGAGATTGGGTTGCCTTCGCTTACCCCTACATGTGGATGGTTTCTTATCCATGGCAACAAGATGTAGTAAAGGTCAATTAGAAGGTTTACATCCTGAATTTGATATTCCTTCATTAGCTTCCAAGCCTTAGCGTTGCCAGCCATACAATCCAGCCAGAGTTGGAACCCGGTGTGTTTGACTTTAGATCCAACGCCTAGTTTCTGTGAGACGTAATCGAGCTTGTTAGATGGGAACTTGAATTGGTTCTTTACGGTTCGCATTAGATCTAGTTCAATCCATGGGCTAGGTGGCAAGTAGCCGTTCTCGATAAACTCTCGTTTGATGTGTTTGGAGTCAAAGGCTGCAGAGTTCCATCCGATTAGAACATCGGCTTCATCCATGACCTTGTGTAATTCATCCAGCATAGTTTTTTTACCATGATGGTGAACTGACTTGAAGATGACCTTGTCACTTCCGAGCCAGCGAGCGCCCCAGCAGATTACTTCCGTTGAGCGTTCTAGTTGCGTGATTGCTATGTTCTGATCCCATAGTCCCCAAACATGAGCCAAGTTCGGCGATGTTTCGAGATCTAAAAATAGTATCTTCATGGCTTCAAACTAGACCTCTACGCTTACAATCTAAGTCCGACACGCCTTGCGTTATCGTTTCGTTATCAAAGGGAATTATGGTGACTTGCATGCCTGGTTCATGTTCATCGGCATAAGTCTTGCGAACGTTTAGATCTACTACCAGATTGTCATTTACAATTACGTTAGCTGATTGCAGCGAATCTAGAACTGCCCTGGTTAGCTTATCGATGTCATAAGTTCCCGTTGCATACTGCCTGGTTACTGACTTAGGTCTTCTAAGCCAGAACTGTATTGATACCGAGATAGCCGTTGGAAACGGATTATCAAGCTCTAGCATTTTCAGCTCGAACATTCGTTTCATGGTTTCTCTCCAGGCAGGGAGATCCTTATTTGCTTCAACTAGGACTATGTGTTTGCCCCGGCTGAATGCCTTCTTAGAGCCTTGCGGTCTAGGGTCTCCAGCAACAAAGAGTTGGAACATTTAGAACGGTAGATCCTTGGGTTCTCCTGGAGCCACGATGTTGATTACTTCCTCCAAAGCGGTTCTAGGTTCTGCAGCTCTTACAAGTTCCACTAGGCAATTATTGAGAGAGTGCTCAACTACTTGCTTAGTCTCTTGACCGGGCTTGTTATAGGTTCCGACCTTGGTTCCTAAAGCTCCCTCGATCTTGACTTCATCGTCCTTCTTGTAATTGCTGGCATTGTCTAGCCAAGCTGTCCATAGTCGATTGCGTGGTTCGCCTTTGAAGTCGTAAGTCTCCCAGACTCTAAGTCTTGGATATCCCTCGTTTACTACTTCGGCTACTTTTGCATAGATTACTGTGATTGCCATTCTGTTTTCTCCTTCTAGTGTTCTTTAAGTTTAAGTTAATTATTATTTACTTTTAACACGACATCCACGCCGTCCCGTGACGTCTTGGGTGTCACCCCGATAAGGCGTAGATGACGCCCCGTTCTGCCTTTCTTGACGCCCCGTTGATTATGACTCAAACTACCGTCACAACCTTCCGGGCATTCGAGAGTGATCCAGTATCGATTGGTAATTCTGTCGAATCGATAACCTTCTCCGTTATGCTGCGACATTTCAATCTCCCCTAGCTCGACCAGCTTTTGAAGATTGCGTTGAACTTGTCTAACGGAACACCCAGCTAATTTAGCCAGGCGAGTTTGTGATGGATAGCAACCCTCTTCTGGATCATTACCGATATGCCATGCCAGAGCCGTTAGGACGCTTCTAGCGGTTGCTGTGCTTACTGAATGATGCAGGACGGCTGCAACGGCTTCTAGGCTCATTCTGTGCCCTCCTAGGCTATACTTTGCTTACGGGCTGGTAGTTTTCTGTGGCTACCAGCCCTTCGACTTTACTTGGACTTTAGCGAATCAGCGAGAGACTTGATTGCTTCGAGAACATCGTTATCAACTTGTGACTTGACCGCGGTTGCGTAGATCACCCGGAGACTCTCGATGTCTTTGTTAGCTGCAGCCTCCGAAGCCTCCTCGATGAAGTTGCGGGAGTCCCTGGTTGCCTTGATCATCTCTTCACGACTTGGGCGGTTCTTAGACGCGGATAGACCTAGAGTTGCAAGTCCTCGACCAATAGCCGAAGTCGAACAGTTCTCTAAGAATGATGAACGGTTGATGTTACTTGAACCCCTAGTCTCATGTGCCCAATCCACCGAAGCTGGTCTAGCGTCTTCCCGGTCAGTAAACACCGATGCTTGAACTACAACTTCGGTCTCGTTGATCAGTTTGATTTCGGTGATGATGCGACCGTTTGGATAGGTCTTCCAGAACTTCTGAATACGTTCTGAAACTGGTTCGTAGTTGCTTAGATCGAAACCCATTTGTTACCTCCTGTTATTTAGTGAACGTAATGAACGGCTTGCCATTACGGGCTTGTAAGTTGATTACCTTCTCGCCTTGGAATAGACCATACTTAGTTCCATTCATGAAGGCAAGAACCGCGGACTTATGTGCCTTGAACTGTGTCTCCCAATACTCGGACTCGGACTTAGCCTGGAGCAAGTTAGACCATAGTGATCCAAGCTCGATTTCACCGTCCTGTAAACCATCGGATAGCTGCCTAACAGTCTCATACGTAGATTCAGAGCCATCGTAGTCTGGAGCCGTATCGGTGTCTAGGAAGCCGTAGAACGCCTCTAGGCGGGTTTTCATGTCCTTAACAAGGGAATCATCCCGAACGACTTCAAACTCCTTCCAATCGCCTCCTGCGACCGCTACGACCACAGCCCGCTTTAGACCAAGGACGGATAGGTAATGTTGAACTTGAAGGTTATAGTGTTCTGGGAGCTGATCCCAATACATCCGGGAAAACTTGATCTCTAGGACTCCAAGGGAACCGTCTGCCCATTCGATAATTCCATCGACGTTAGCTACGGACTTAGGATCCTCGATGCTTGCCCAAGTTCCCGTCTGATGAACGGTTAGCCATTCTTTATTGTTATCCGCGAATAGCTGTCTAATCACGGGTTCAAAAGCTGTTCCCATTTGCATCGACATAGTGG